TGATTTGGCTATGGGTGAGTTTCTGCTGGATCTGTCAGTTGGCACTGCCGTGATGCTAATCCAAGATGGCGATGATATGACGCCGATTAGGTTTACAGCAGTGCCACAATATCTGGTCAGCATTGAAGAGGGCGCACACGGCAAGGTCGATAATGTTTATCGCCGGATGCGGCTCAAGGGCGAGGCTATCCAGCAGCACTGGACTGACGCAGAGATCCCTGACCGCCTGCAACGTATGATCGATGAGAAGCCTACTGAAGAGATTGATCTGATTGAGGCCACACTGTATGACATCGAAAAGGGCGATTTTTGTTATCATGTCATCTGGGCCGAGGGCAAAGCCGGTCTACTGATGCGCCGCATGAAATCATCGCCGTGGATTGTTGCGCGTTATATGAAGGTAGCCGGTGAGGTGTATGGCCGGGGGCCGCTGGTCACAGCCATCCCAGACATCAAGACGCTGAACAAGACGCTAGAGTTGCTGCTAAAGAATGCCAGCCTGTCGATTGCTGGCGTTTACACAGCGGCTGACGATGGTGTGTTGAACCCGCAGACCATTCGCATTGCGCCGGGTGCAATCATCCCGGTTGCGCGTAATGGTGGGCCGCAGGGTGAGAGCTTGCGGCAGATGCCGCGATCTGGCGATTTCAATGTCAGCCAGATTGTGATTAATGATCTGCGTATGAACATCAAAAAGATCTTGCTAGATGACACACTGCCGCCAGACAATATGTCGGCCCGTTCTGCAACAGAGATTGCAGAGCGCATGAAAGAGTTGGCCCAGAACCTTGGGTCTGCGTTTGGTCGTCTAATCACCGAGACTATGGTGCCAATGATATCGCGCATCCTGTATGTGATGGATGATCGCGGCTTGATTGAAATGCCGCTGAAGGTCAATGGCCTTGAGGTAAAGGTTATCCCCATCAGCCCGATTGCGCAGGCACAGAATATGGGCGACATCGAGAAGATTATGCAGTGGGTGCAGATGTCATCGGCGCTTGGCCCGGAAGGCCAGATGGCGGTGAAGACCGGCAGCATCCCAGACTATGTTGCTGACAAGCTGGGCATCCCAGCGGATCTGCGAACAACACCGCAGGAGCGTCAACAAATGATGGAGCAGGCGCAGCAGATGATGCAGATGCAAGCGCAGGCGCAAGCACAAGGCGCAGCACCGCAAGAAGCACCACCAGAAGGAATATAGACAATGAACCCAGAAGGTTGGGACGGTCTACAGGACGCAAACCCTGAGATCGGCAAAAAACAACAGGTAGACAAGGATGACGTAGATCGTTTGTATCTGCGCGTGTTTGGCAGTGACGATGGGCAAAAGTTGCTCACCCATTTGCGTTCTATGACAATAGAGCAGCCGACTTGGTATCCCGGCGAGGAAGCAAGTCACGGCTATGCCAGAGAGGGCCAGAATAGTCTGGTTCGAGAAATTGAGCGACGCATTAAAAGAGCGAGAGAACTATGAGCGAAACTGAAGGGCTACTGGCCGATGCCACAGCAGAGGGTGACGATAACCAGCAGCAAACAGAAGAGCAGTCTATTCCACACTTACAACCAGACGCAGAGCCATCGGTTGATAGCGTTACTGTGGCGTCAGAAGATGACGAGGTCGAGTTTACCCGGCCAGATTATTTCCCAGAAAAATTTTGGAACGATGAAGATGGCCCTGATCTTGAAAATTTGGTTAAGTCTTACACTGAGTTGCAAAAGAAATTTTCGCAAGGTCAGCATAAGGTACCAGATGAGTATGATCAGTCTGTCTTCACAGATGCTGGCATTCCAGAGGACGATGAGCTTTATTCAACGTACCGGGAATGGGCCAAAAGCAATGGGGTCAGCCAGTCAGCGTTTAATGATCTGGCTGAAAAGTTTATCGAAATGGCTGGCCTACAAAATGAAGAGGCTGCTATCTCGCATGACGAGGAATACAAAAAGCTAGGCCCAAATGCTGACGCAACTATTAAGTCAATGACAACGTGGGCGCAGAGCCTAGTCAACAAAGGCGTGTGGGGGCCGGATGATTTTGAAGAGTTCAAGATTATGGGCGGGACAGCACAAGGCATTAAGGCGCTGCAAAAGGTTCGCAGCTACTATGGTGACAAGCCAATCCCGGTTGACATTGGCCCGGTAGACGGTGCGCCGTCCAAGGATGAGCTAATGTCGATGGTTGGCAAGCCTGAGTATCAGACCGATCCGGCGTTCCGCGCCAAGGTCGAAAAGGCATTTGAAAAGGCTTATGGCTCACAAGAATACAGCGCCATCTAGCATTGGGGCGGGGGTTGTTTACAGTCCCCGTTTTTTGTCATATAATCCCCCTTGACGGACACCCGCTTTGCGACCTGTCAACCCCGCTTGGGGGCGTAGCGTATATGCCCAAGCCGCAGCCCGAAAGGATACCTGCTAGGCGCTAAATCGTGTTTTAACTTTTCAAAAGGAATAGGAAAATGGCAGTAGGCATTTCCAACGCTTTTGTACAGTTGTTCGATGCCGAGGTTAAGCAGGCATATCAGGCTTCTCGTAAGCTGGCTGGCGTAACCCGCGAACGGACAAATGTTGAAGGCAATCAGGTGAAGTTTCCTAAAATTGGAAAAGGCACCGCAACAGTTCGCGTACCGCAAACTGACGTAACACCACTTAACGTGACCTATTCACAGATCACAGCCACAATGAGCGACTACATTGCTGCGGAATATAGCGATATCTTCTCACAGCAAAAAGTCAACTTTGATGAGCGCCGTGAATTGGTACAAGTCGTGTCAAACGCAATCGGGCGTCGTATGGATCAGCTAGTTATTGATGCGCTCAATGCAGCTTCCTCACCATCAACCGTTGCCACATCAGTTGGTGGCGCAGGCACTAATATGAACCTTGCCAAGCTGCTTGCAGCTAAAAAGGCTCTGGATACAAAGAACGTGCCATCAGAGGGCCGTTGTATGGTAATTCATGCAAATGGATTGTCAGCATTGCTTGACGAGACTGAGTTAACATCTAGTGATTTTGCTACTGTTAAGGCTCTGTCTACAGGTGAGATCGACACTTTCCTCGGCTTCAAGTTCATCACCCTTGGTGATCGTGACGAGGGTGGCCTGCCACTGCCGTCAACTCGCACCTGCTTTGCGTTCCACCGCGATGCAGTTGGTATGGGCATCGGCATGAACCAAAAGTCAGAAATCAACTATGTTCCTGAGAAAACGTCATTCCTCGTTTCTTCAATGTTCTCCGCTGGTGCGGTTGCTATTGATGACGATGGCATTGTCAAAATCTCAGCGACTGAATAGAGAGGAGACTGACAAATGGCTTTTTCAGCAGATGGATGGGGCGTAATTGGCGCTTCTAAAAAGGGTGTAGCACCTAGCTTGTACTCTTACGCAACGACAGACGCCGTTGCAGATGTTAACACCGAAGGTTACTTTAATGACCTGTCAGACACTCTGGCGGTTGGTGATGTAATCGTTGTGCGCTCGTCAACAGGCGGCACGCAAGTTGTGTCTCTAAACTACGTTCTGACAAACGCTTCTGGCGTTGTTGACGTAACTGACGGCACAGTTCTGGCTAACACAGACGGCGACTAATCGGATAGGGGCCGGGCAACCGGCCCCATCTTTTCTCATTTTGGAGTAACGCGATGGCGTCTGGTGATACCAAACTATCAATATGTTCGGACGCACTGATCATGCTTGGCGCTGCTCCGCTTTCATCGTTTGCTACTGGCACCGATGAGGCACAGGTTGCGGATCGTTTGTATGACGATGTGCGCGACACACTGCTAATGCAGTACCCATACAGTTGGACGTTAAAAAAGGTGAAGCTGGCACAGCTTGCCGACACACCCATTAATGAATGGAAATACAAATATCAGATCCCCGGCGATGTGCTTGGCAACCCCAAGGCTGTGTTTGCATCAGGCTCTGTTGGCTCAAACACTGTGCGCGACTATGAGTTTTATGCCGGTGGCCTGTACACAAATCTGGAAGAGGTGTGGATTGATTACCAGTACCGGCCAGAGCCTGCCGTATTCCCGCCATATTTTGTGCGCCTGCTAAAGACTGCGCTGGCGGCTGAGTTTGCCGAGCCAATCACAGACCAGATTACCAAGGCTGATTACTATTACACCAAGGCGTATGGCTCGCTGTCGGAGAATATGCGTGGCGGTTTAGTGCGCGTTGCGATTAACATTGACGGCGCAGATAAGCCATCCCAGAACATCCAAGAGTTCCCGATTAGCGATATAAGGTACTAACATGAGCCGCATCATTCAGATCCAGAATGATTTCACCAGCGGTGAGTTAGATCCAAAGCTGCGTGCGCGTACTGACATTGCACAGTACAAGTCTGGATTAACCACAGCAAGGAACGTCAGCATTCAGCCGCAGGGCGGGGCAAAACGGCGTGATGGCACTAAGTTTGTCGCCGCGTTAGACAGCGGCGCTGGTACGGCTGTGCGGATGGTGTCGTTTGAGTTTAGCATTTCAGACAGCTATATGCTGGTGTTCACGCCGGGCAAAATGTATGTGTTTAAGGACGGCGCACAGATCACCAACATCAACGGCACCGGGAATGCTTTTTTAAGCATAGCCAGCCTGACATCGGCCATACTGCCTGAGATGAATTGGGTGCAGTCTGCCGACACCGTCATCGTGGTGCATGAGGATCTCCCGCCAACCAAGATTGTGCGCGGTGCAACAGATGCAACTTGGACTGCCAGCGTTATTGAATTTGATCATGTGCCGTCTTTTGCATATGCAATAGATTTTCACAATCCACAGTTTACAATCACGCCGTCAGCGGTGTCTGGCAACATTACAATAACTGCGTCATCAGTTACGACAGATACAGGCGTAGCCCAAGCCGGAGGCGCTGACACTATTACGCTAAAATCAGCATCTAGTTTTACTGCTGACGATCAGCCCAATGGTATGTTTATTGAGCTTACAAGCGGTACAGGATCTGGGCAAAAGCGTCATGTTGAGGATTACGTTGGATCAACAAAAGTGCTTACTGTTTTTCCAGCGTGGGACACAGCGCCGGATGCGACCAGCCACTACGAAGTCAAAGCGTTCAATTCAGCGGCTGTCAATGAATATGCAAATGTCAGCAGTGGCTTTGGCCGGGCTAGGTATGTGGAATTTGTAAGCGCCACAGAAATGAAGGCTTTTGTCGATATACCGTTTTTCGATACTAGCGCAATCGCTGCCGGAAGCTGGAACAGTGAACACGGCTATGAGGATGTGTGGTCTGCGGCTAGGGGATATCCGCGTTCAGTTACATTCCACGAAGGCCGTTTATTCTTTGGCGGGACTAAAAGCAGGCCGTCAACATTGTTTGGCTCTCGCGTATCCGATTTCTTTAATTTTAACCCCGGTGAGGCATTGGCCGATGATGGCGTTGAGGCCACTTTGGACACCGGCACATTTAATGCGGTAGTGGATATTTACTCTGGGCGCAATTTGCAGATCTTTACAACCGGCGCAGAGTTTTATGTGCCGCAAACCTTAGATGAGCCTATCACACCAACCAACCTGATTGTTAAGCAACAAACCGCGTTTGGGATGAAGCCCGGTATCCGGTTGCAAAACGTGGACGGCTCAACACTGTTTATCCAGCGGCAAGGTAAGGCGCTGCAAGAGTTCGTCTTTAGCGACACTGTGCAAGCCTATACGTCTGCCAAGATCTCGTTGCTATCATCGCACCTTCTCAAAAGCCCAGAAGAGATGGCAGTGCGTGTTGCTACATCTACAGACGAGGGCGACAGGTTAATGATCGTCAATGGCGATGATGGCAGTATTGCGTGCTATACGTTACTGCGTAGTCAGAACGTCATCGCGCCAACAGAGTGGACAACAGATGGTGAGTTCCTAAACATTGGCGTTGACGTTGACGACATCTATACGGTGGTCAAGCGTACTGTTAACAGCGCAACAGTTTACTATGTGGAGTTGTTCGATGCAGATACGCTGCTTGATAGCGCCAAAACAGGTGGTGCCGCCAGTTCGGTGACAATGGATCATCTGCAAGGTAAAACGGTCAACATCGTGCGTGATGGAATTATTGAGCCTGACCAAACTGTACCCGGATCACCATACACGATTACATTCGCCACAGCGGCGTCTAGCAGCTATCAGGTCGGGCTTAACTTTACTCCAGAGGTAAAGACACTGCCGGTTGAGCCAAACCTGTCCAGCGGCTCTCTAAAGGGGTTTAAGAAGCGAATATTTGAAATCAACGCTGAGATCTTTGAAACACAAGCGATGACGATTGATGGCAAGGAAATCCCATTTCGCAAGTTTGGCGAGAATGTGTTCGGCAGTGCTGTCAGTGAGTTTACCGGCATCAAGACATTACACGGCGTTTTAGGTTATACTTACGATGGTCAAATCACAATCGGTCAAGAGGTGCCACTAAAAATGACACTGCTTGGCATCGATTATAAAGTTAGTGTGGGGCAGTAATATGGGTGCGGGTGCAGCAATGCCATTGATGGCGGCGTCAGCTTTTATGGGGCTACAGGCGGCGCAAACACAAGCGCGTGGTTTAGCAGCGCAAGGCGCTTACGCCAAGTTGCAGGCCAAGCAGGAGAGCTTGAAATACAAACAGAACGCAATCACGGTATTGGACAACATCTTGCAAACCTCGGCCAGCATTACAGCTAGAGCCGGTATGGGTGGCATTGATCCATTCAGCGGGTCTGCCCAAGCGTTGCGTGAATACGCAATGGCAAAGGGCGCACAAGAACTGTACACGCTGCAAGATGGCGAAATTATTGCGCTGGCTGGCGGCAGGATGCAGGAGCAGCAATATGGATTGCAGGCTACGGCAGCACGCCAAGCTGGCTTTGCTTCTGCTATTGGCAGTCTGGGTCGCGGCTATCAGATGCAGAGCAGCATAGCATAGGAGGGCCAAGTGGCTAAATTACCTAAGTATCGCCCACTAGGCGTACAGATAAGCAGCCTGCCAACAGTTGACTATGCTGGCACAGCACGCGCACAGGCGCGTGTTGCTGCGACTATTTCTGATCAGTTAGACAGGATGTCCAGCGCCGCGTTTAGAGAGGCAGAGGTGCAGGCCAGAATTGAAGGCGCTGAATATGGCGCGGCTAATGCGCCGTCTGCAAAACAACTTTTGGACGCTCAGACTGAAGAGCGCCGCGAAGCACTGACGCCCGGCGGCACTGGCACAGTGTATGACCGCGCAGCGCGTGATGCTGCAATGCGTACAATTAGCTTGAACTTAGAAACTGCCGCACGCAATGAAATATCAGCGGCGCGTATAAAAGCAGAAAATGATTTTACACCAATATCTGAATTACAGTCAGAAATAGATGGCATCATTAACGGTTACAGCGGGGCGCTTTATGACATTTCGCCAGCGGCTGCGCCGCAGTTTCGCGCATCTTTGTCTAGCGTTGGTAACAGCGCGGCTGTGGCCCACAGCACAATTATGTCAAACGCTGCCAAAAAACAGGCAGAAGTTGATGTTACTATTGGGTTGGAGAATGTTGTGGCGGGGATTGGGGAAAGAATTTTTACTGCCGCCCCAAAGGGCGCAGATGAGATTTCGTTTCTAATCACATCCGAAAGAAATAGAATTGAGCAGCTAAGTGATATCATTGATGACGATGCAAAACTGGCGCAGTATTTAGGAGATTTCCAGCAAAAAGTTGACAGCGCAATGATTGGCATTGTTTCCGATTGGGCTTTGACAGATCCTATTGCAAACCGGCAGCAGTGGCTTGATAAAAAAATTACTGACCCGGCTGTTGCAAATGTAGTCTCTCTGATGACAGCCGATCAAAGGCGAAGCGCGTTTGTTGCGATTGGCGAGGCCGAGGCGGGTTTCTACACAAGGCAATCACAGCAAGAGACAGTCAAGGAAAGAGACAGAAAGGCTGAAGTTGAGCGCCTTTCTAGTGAGTTTAATAAAGTGCTGATTAATGGCAATCATATGGATGCAGATCGTGTGTTCGCATTGTTGAACCCACTGGACGCCAGCGTTGCAAAATCCTACCGAGATGCGTTCTACACTGACAGCACTGCTGTCGATGATGAGGAAACTGTGTTTAGTTTGCAGCTTTTGTCGTCACGCGGAGAGTTGACCGAAAGTGTTATCCTAGACGCAATCGTCAACAGAAAAATTAGCAAGACCTCGTCAGGCACATTTTTCAATGCGTTGCAGTCTCAAAACAACACTGAGCATCAGCAGGCAATGAAGCTGGTGCGAGGCGCGTTTGGCATCCCGGATGCGGGGCTGTTTACTATTGACGCCGCTGGAAAACGCACAGAGGCATTAAGGTTTGTGGCACAATTCCAGAGTGAGCTTATTCGCGCAGAAAAGATTGACCCTAATCTTGATCGCATTGCTTTGGCCGACACATTTATTGCCAAGGGCAATTTGCAAAAACTGTTAAAGACAGAGCGCAGTGAGCTTGAAACCATTGTCAATGAAATAGCCATAGAGGACTTGGATATTTCAGACACAAGCGATCTTAGTGCAGTGGCTACTGCATCAACGTCACTCCAACAAACAAATCAATCTTATGCTGATGACCACCTTAAATTGATGGATGCCATTGCTCGAATAAAAGAAATTAATAATGCTCTGGGGGATATGTAATGAACGCGCTAGAGCGAGAGATGATGAACACACAGCTTGCGCTAGAGAACGGCGTAAAGTTGCAGACGGTAGTTGGCGATGACGGCTTGACTAGATCGGAAGTTTCCATCCCAGAGCCAAAAGGTTTTTACACTGGCGCAGATGCGCCGACAATGCGTGAACTTGGTGTGACAGGAGACCCGGCAAAGGTAGCTGCTGCTGGTGGCTCTACTTTACTAGGCATGACTGGAGGAGCAGGGGCTGGGATAATGGGCCTTATTCCTGATTTACTTGCAATGGGCGCTGGCCCGGCTTCACAAGACGCGGTTGATAGGTTGCAGCAAAACTACGGCACCGAGGCTTGGCGGCAGACGTTCTTTGACTTTGTCGATACGTTAGACATCCCAGAGCCGTACAAGTTTCTGGCTAAAGATGCAGCATTGGTTGGCGAAGTGACCGGGTTGCCGGGTGCGGCGGCAGCAGTCAAGCCGGTTGCCAAGGCTGTGCCAAAGATGGCTGGTGCTGTCGGTAAGGCTGTCGCAGACTATGCCGCTGGTGCGCCGGGCCGTATTGCAGACCGCACATCCGGCACAATGCTTGGGGCAAATGTTGACCCGACAGCCATTGTTGATGAGGCTATTGTCGCCGGGCAGAAACTGATGGATGGTGGAAAGGTTGCGAATGAAGTTCTTACAGAGGTTGCAGTAAAATTGCCAACAGTCGGATCTACTGAGTTCCCTCTTAAAAGTATTGCTGGTAAAAAAGTAGTTTTTGTGCCAGCCGATATGCTTGACTTTGGCCGCACATACGAAGGTCTTTCAGAAGCACCAATTAAAGGACGCGCCCTTATGGGCGGGTCTGGATATGGAACGCTAAAGACTTCACGCGACCAAGGGCTTGGGTTTGCGTCACTTGACCCTAAGATTGCAAAGCGCATCCAAAACAGTGGTGCTGATTATATGCTTGTCTCAACTATGTCGCCAAGGGCGCACAGATCAAACATAGACTTTGCCAACATTCTACACCGCCAATTAAACGCATATGCAGACGAGGGGTTTATTACTCCAGAAAACAAAATAGCAATTGCACAAAAGCTATCAAATGATCCAGCATTCCCCGACTTACCGGACATTTTTAGCCCCGAAGGTCTGGCGCACTTGGAAAGCAAATCATTTGAGTACCGCGCCGCAATTGCCGACAAGCTCGACCAAGCCGCATATCAAGAGCTTGGCGCACCGCCAATAGGGCGGCTTATTAGAGAGACAATCAACCCGACTGAGGCTGGCTATGAGATCGGCCAAGGTTCTGTGCTTGTCAAAATTGACAAGACTAAGCCGCCAGTTGACATCAGAGAAATAGAAGGCGGGGTGGCCCACCCATCCTATCCGATAGGATTGTTCGGCGACCCTGTCGCACAAGTGCCATTTGGCGTTAAGGCAGACGACATTTTTGACAAGGCTATTAACGAAAAGCTGGCTGGTGGAAGCACAAGGGCAAATGCGGCTAGATCAATAGCAATGCAATTGCCAGTTGCAGAGTTAACGCCAGAGAGGCTTGCCAAAATACCTACAGCAAAGCCGGGCTTTGTTAAGAGCAAGAGACAGGCGTTGCTTTTACAAGACGTAAAGCAAGGCAATTGGCGCATGACCACAAACCCTGTTGGGCCTAAATCAAATCCAAACCCGGATGGTCTTGGCTCCGCTGAGATTATTAAGGCAGTGAGGGAAAACTCAATGTCAGCCACACTGTCCACTTACACAAAGTCAGAGCTTGACCGAAAGGCCAAGTCGGGTGAACTGGTGTTCTATGCTTTGGGCAGACAGGGTAAGGGCGACACAGCCGGATCAGTTTATTTTGGCCTGAATAAAAACACTGACTATGCGAAAAAGTATGGCGCAACAAGCCCAGAACTAACGCCAAATGAAGTGTCGATTGTAGGCGTTATGAATAACGAGGCCGGAAATGTCGGCAAGGGCGTTGGCTCCGCGTCTATTCTAAAGGCTTTGCAAGAGGGCGCGACTGCGCTTGACGCATACGCTGTGCCGACAGCAAAAAACAAAAACGGTTTTTTGCCAGACTATTATGCTCAGTTTGGATTTGAAGAGGTTGATAGAATACCATATAATGAAAAATTCTTGCGCGACCCTGAGTTTGGTGGTAGCGAAGAAAATTATAAAAAGGTTACAAGGCAATGGAGAGCGTCAGGGTGGGATGAGAGTCTTGGCAATCCAGACCTTGTGATCATGAAATGGAAGGGGAATGAAAATGTTCGATCAACAGCAACTGAACGCTTTATCGCAGAAGGTAGCGGAAGTCTTGGGGGACCGTCTCTTGGGGTTGTCGCCACCGCAAGAAGGAATCTTGGACAAGGCACTGGGTCGGGCCTTGATGCACAACAACGGCCAAGCGGACCAAGTGACGCCGGAGCAAATCGAGGGGGCTTGGGAGATGATAGACGAGGTATGGGGTCCAGCCTTCAACGAGGAATATCTGAACTCGAATCGTTAGATCCTGTGAGCCGCCGCGCTCTTGGCTTGGAGGAATAAACAATGGCGCGTGATATCACAGAAGATCTTGATGAAATGCAGGTGGCTGCTGCATTAGATATGCAGTCTACCGTTGCGCCCGGTGAAGTGCCGCAACCAGACCCGCAGCCAATAGAGATCATTGAGGAATACCAGCCTATCGCTATTGGTGACGATGAGCCGGTGCAAGTTGCCGCGCTGAGTGACATTATTCAAACAGGCGGCAAGATCGTGAGCGATGTTGCTGGGAAGGTTAAGACGAGGGTTGCAGAGGCTGAGAAGCGCATCACACCCGGCATCCCCGATCAGGACATTCAAAAAATTGGCGGCGCTACAGTTATTCGCCAAGCTGACCCAGCAGACATCAAGGCGCTAGATGACATTATTGAAGGTGACTATACAGCCGGTCTAAACCTACCGGCAATTATGACTGCATCCGGCGACTTTGACTTGGCCGGGTATATGGAGAAGGTTAAGGCCCTTAACAGCGATCTGTTTGAGCGCGCTCGCCGTGGCACGCTAAACTATGACAGCCTGCTAGAACTGGCAGAGCAGCAAGGCACAGACCGCGTTTTGCAAAAGTGGCTAACGCGAGAGCCGGGCCGTGGCGAGACAGCTGAGGATGTTCTTGCTGCATTAATCTTGGCACGCGACCTAACACGGCAAACGACTAAAGCGTTTGAAGAGGCGCGTATTGCTAATGATCCAGAGGTGCGGAAAAAGTTATTTGCAAATGCCGCACAGTACATGACTATAGAGTTCAGTCTTTATTCCAACCTATCCGGCGCGACCAGTGAGGCTGGCAAGCGCAAAAGATTGGCGTGGACACAAGGCGCGGCGATGAACTGTTAAAGATTTTAGAGCAGGAAGGCGTTGACGTTGAGCATTTAGGCGAGTTGTACCTGTCACTGCCAGCCGCCGCTAGACCTGAGATGACGCAAAGTTTGTGGAGCAAGGGCGCTGATGTCATCACTGAGATTTATATCAATGCAATTCTTTCCGGCCCCGCAACGCACGCTGTAAACGTAGCCGGAAACGGTATGTTTGCTATGTACAAAGGCGTGGAAGAAATGGTGGCTGGTGGCATTGGCGCTGCCAGATCAGCAATTACCGGGAACCGTGATCGCGTTTATGTGCGTGAGGGATTAATCCAGCTTGACAGCATACGCGCTGGCTTTCTTGATGCTCTGATTGTTGCCGGAAAATCTTTTGTTAAAGAAGAGGCCACAGACTTTACGTCAAAGATTGATGTAAGAAATCGCCGCGCCATTGGCACAACTGGCGATGTGACAGAGATTTACAAGCAAATCCGCGAAGGCAACTATGGCGCTGGGGCCGTAAACATTCTCGGTTCCTCTGTTAGAATGTCTGGCCGCTTCTTGCTTGCTGAAGACGAGTTCTTTAAGGGGATAGCATTTCGCGCCGCTGTTAAAAAAGCAGCGTTGACAAGATCTCTTGCGCTTTATGATGAACTAATCTTGTCTGGGAAAAGTGCAGATGAAGCAAATGAATTGGCAGCGGCAGAACACGCACGCATCCTCAACGAGCCGCCGGAAACAGTGGTGGAAACCGCACGCGAGGCAGCGCGTGAATTGACGTTCCAAGGCGACTTAGATGGGTTTATGGGAAAGCTGCAACCAGTTATGTCACACCCAGCCGTGAAGATATTTGGCACAGCATTTTTTAAGACGCCTACTAATGTCGTAAAACAAGTTGGCGCTAGAACGCCGCTGGTTATGGTTCACCCCAAGTTCATATCAGACATAAGGGCTGGCGGTCGTAGGGCTGATATGGCTCTTGCCAAACTCACGCTTGGCAGCGGAATTATGGCGACCTTTGCCTATACGGCGTCGGGGCTTTCTGGGCCGCGCAACCAAGTTATCATTATGGGCGCTGGCCCCACAGATCCGCAGGCGCGGCAAGCTATGGATCGTTTGGGGCTAAAGCCGTACACGATTAATGTGCGTCAAGAGGACGGCACATACAAAGGCATAACTTATTCGCGTCTTGACCCGCTTTCTGGGATGTTGGCTATGTCTGCTGATTTTGCGTACTATGCTCAATATGAGGATGATGCCGATGTTCTCGAAAGCCTTACCACCGCTGCTGGCTTGGGCCTTTATAACTACTCTATGGAAATGCCATTTCTACAGGGCGCGGCAGAATTGGGCAGCATATTAAGCGGCACTGATGGGGAAGTTGTTTTCAACAAGCTGCAAAAACATATGTCTGAGAGAGCGACAACGGCATTGTTGACTGCTATTCCCACAGTGTCGTCAATGGGGGCAGCTATTGAGCGTCAGGTAGATCCATACGCATCAAACACAATGCTGCCTGCTGGTGATTTGGCTGGCGTGCCGATTACTGAGTTGCCAGTGTTTATGCAGGGGTTTTACACTGCGCTGCAAAAAGCAAAATCTCGCAACCCAATTTTTAGCGATAGCGTGCCACCGTCCCTCAACTTGTGGGGAGAAAAACGGACGCAAGGTACAGGCGCTGGCTATGAGATGTGGTCGCCAATCAGGATTACTAACGCAAAATATGCCGGGGTTGATCGGGAAATGATGCGGCTCGGAGATGGCATTACGATGCCAAGCAAAAAAATTGATGGGGTTTTGCTAAACGCGGATCAATACAATTACATGATTGAGGCGATGAACAAAAAGCGGCCCGGCCAGCCCACATTTCTTGAGGCGATGAACACGATGATTTACTCCAGCGACTACAGGTCGTTGCCGCTAGATGATCAAAAGCTGACACAGCTACGCAATGTTGCATCAGCGTACAAGAAAATTGGCACCGATGCGGTGTTGATGGAATATCCCGATTTACGCAAGCGGGTGTTAAATACTGAGTGAATGATGTACAATACGCGCAACGAAATGAGGCACAGATATGGCTGACTATAATATTAACGCGGTGACGCGGCGCAAGGTTTTTACCGGCTCGGCTGGCACCGGGCCATATGCGTTTACATTTGAGATCCTAGACGATGATGATCTGGCGGTTTATTTCAACACAACCAAGCTGACAAAGACCACTGACTACAACGTAACAATCAATGCCAACGGCACCGGCTCTGTGACGCTGGTGGTTAATGTTGGCGGCAATGTGCCGGAGACGCCAGACAGCAACGACACTGTGATTGTAGTTGGCGCAAGAGACATTGAGCGCACCACAGATTTTGTGACTGCTGGCGATCTGTTGGCGTCCAGCTTGAATGAACAGCTAGACAGCCTGACCATCTTTGATCAGCAGCTTGCCGAGGAAGGCGAGCGCACAATGCGTGCGCCTGTATTTGACCCAGCGCTTGTGGCTGATGGCGGCACGCTAGACATGACGTTGCCAGCCAAGGCAGACCGCGCTGGGAAGTATCTTGCATTTAACAGCAGCACCGGCAACCCAGAGGTCGGGCCAACCGTGTCTGACGTTACAACAGTATCTGCGGCGGCGGCTGACATTGCGCTTTTGGCTGACATCCAAGACGGTACAACGGCTACCAACGCAATCACGACCACTGCCGGGATCTCGGCCAACGTCACTACGGTGGCAGGAATTAGCAGCAACGTCACGACTGTCGCTGGCATTTCAAGCAATGTAACCGCTGTGGCTGGCAATGCCTCTAATATCAATGCCGTGGCGGCTGATGCCACGGACATTGGTGCGGTGGCTGGCAAAACTACTGAGATAGGTCGGCTTGGTACGGCTGATGCTGTTGCTGATATGAACACATTAGGGACAGCAGCCATTGTTGCTGATATGGACGCTCTTGCAGACATATCATCTGACATAACTGCTGTTGCTGACATTGCATCAGATGTTTCTGCTGTTGAGGATATTGCGGCTAACGTGACTACTGTGGCTGGGGTTTCGGCAAATGTTACAACCGTTGCTGGTTCAATAGGTAACGTCAACACAGCAGCCGGATCGATAGCAAACATCAATACCACTGCCGGTTCAATAGCCAACGTCAACACTACAGCCGCGAACATAACCGATGTGAACACATTTGCAGTGCGCTATCGGATTGGCTCTAGCGATCCGACATCATCGCTTGATGCAGGGGATCTGTTCTTTAACACGACATCAAATACGCTAAAGGTTTACAACGGTTCGGCTTGGGTGTCGATTGATGCTGACACCGATGTGCTTGTGGCTGTATCGTCAAACGACACCACCGCCGGTTATCTTAATGGCAAGCTGACAGCAGGCACAAACGTCACGCTGACAGAGGGCAGTGATGGCGGCAACGAGACACTTAGCATTGCTGCGGCTACTGAATTGTCTGGCGACACCACACCCCAGCTTGGCGGTGATTTACAAAGCAACGGCAACGATATTCTATTTGCAGATTCAGATAAGTGCATCTTCGGTGCTGGGTCTGACTTGCAGATTTATCACGATGGAAGCCACAGTTACATTAAAGATGATGGTGGAACAGGCAACTTACGAATCTGGGCGTCTAATCTTGAGATGGGCAAAGGCAATGGTGCTGAAAGTTACATTCAAGCGGCATCAAATGGCGCAGTTGATTTGTATTATGATGGCTCAAAGAAACTCGCCACCACCAACACAGGCGTGGATGTCACTGGCACTGTGACGGCTGATGGGGTAACCGTCACAGGAACAAATGCAAATTTAGTTTTAGGAACGTCTGGCAGCAATGTCACCTTCAACAGAAACGGTGACAACTACATTTCTGCCAGTGGCGGTGCCTCTAGTAATATCATCCTCGACCCGCAGAACAGGTTGGCTGTCAACACTGGTGGCTCAGAACGACTCCGCGTCACATCAGGCGGGAATTTAAATGTTGGCAAAACGGCTGACGGTATTGGGACTGCTGGGCTGGCTTTGCGTGGGGATGTTGATATAGCGCAGTTCACCCGCAGCGGCGGTGAGCCGCTGGAACTGAACCGTCTTAGCAACGATGGTGCCTTGATAATTTTTTATCAGGACGGAACACAAGAAGGTAACATCTCTGTATCCGGCTCAACTGTTAGCTACAACGGTGGACACCTTGCGCGTTGGTCACAAGCAACAGACGGCAACCGTATCAACGGCTTAGTCAAAGGCACCGTGATGACCAACCTCGACCAAATGGCGGTCTGGCATCACGAGGCACAAGCTGCCACCTATTATGAGGAAGGTGATGAATTGCCAGAAGGCGTGTCGGTTGGTGATGAAAAGACACCGGCTGTTGATGCCTACGATGAAGACAACGAACAGCTTAACTGTATGGCTGTATCATCAGTTGAGGGTGACGCAAACGTAGCTGGCGTGTTTGTGAACTACGATGATGACGATACTGACCACACTGCTGATATGAATATTGCAATGACTGGCGATATGGTCATCCGCATTGCACAAGGCACAACAGTGGCGCGAGGAGACTTGTTAATGTCTGCTGGTGACGGTACAGCCAAGCCACAAGGCGATGACATCGTGCGGTCAAAAACAATTGCGAAAGTCACTAGCACAACAGTTTCACATACATACGACGACGGTACGTTCCTCGTGCCTTGCGTCTTGATGGCTTGTTAAGAGGCGTAAATGCCAGAAGATCAGAAAATATTTGTTGATGTCGCGGCGGGTACGGGGACTGCCGCTGCTTTTATGGATATGGCACCGAATGCGGTAGCTATCATCACTGGTATTTGGGTGCTGATCCGAATATGGGAAACCGAGACTGTCAAGCGGATCACGGGGCGCGACTGATGTGGATATTTTTCACGCTTTCCTGTTGACCGTTTGGCTTGGTGTTGGTGAGGACAAGCGCAAAGTCTCAAGCGATATGTATTTCAGATCAGTGGACCGCTGCGTTTATTTTGCCCAGCGGCTGCACAAGCAGGGCGGCGATGTAACTTCCGTCTGCATCCCCGTCATCGTTGGACCAGACCAAAAGGTGTATGACTGATGTTAGCTGAACTCGCCGCAGCAAACGCCGCTTTTGCGGTTATCAAACAGGTCGTGAATAACGGCCACGATATTGCGAAGGCTGGCAAGGCCATCAATAAGTTCTTGTCTTGCAAGGAAGAGTTGCAGCGCGAAGGCAACAAAAAACGTGCGCGTGGCGTTGGCGGCTCTGACCTTGAAGAGTTTATGGCTCTTGAGCAAATCAGGGAAAAAGAAAAGCAACTCAAGGAACTGATGATATATGCTGGTCGTGCCGGAATGTGGCGAGATTATGAGCGTTTCTGCAAAGAAGCAAAAACAGGCCGGGCAGACGCAGCAAAACGTGCCGCAAAGCGCAGGGCAAAACTACAGGAAAAAATAGGTGTCGGCATTGTCGTCGCCTTGCTTGTCAGTGTTGTCGCAGCCCTGATTGCTTGGGGTTTGTGGATGAGGGGCCAAATATAAACATCACTGCCACCACAACCGGGTTGACCGGAGAATACATTACAGCAGCCGCGTTGCTTGGCCTCGGCTGGCGTGTCTCTATGTCTCAGCAGGATTCGGTTGATCTGGTGGCTTGGAGTGGTCAAGACTTCATGCGTGTCCAAGTGAAATCGGCGCAAATTCACAAACAAAGAGATCGTGCGATTGGATACCAGTTTCAGAACGCATCTGGCCGGAACAAAAAAACCTTACCAACGCTTGAGCAGTTTGATGTTTTGGCGCATTGCGCCATCAATGACCGCAAGGTACATTTTACAGCGGCTTGTTCGGTGAACCAGTACACTCAACGAAGACCACCAAGTTGGTTTCAGCAGGACGACCTAGAGCAAAGGTCTTGGGAAAAGGCCGTCCAAATTGTTATGGAGACCCGGAATGAATAAACTAATTGAGATGATTAAGCACCACGAGGGTGTGGTTAAACACGCCTATCAAGACAGCCGTGGATATCTGACGATTGGCGTGGGTCGCTTGATCGACAAGGAACTGGGCGGCGGTCTGTCAGACGATGAGGTTGACTACCTGCTGGATAACGATCTAAAGAGGTGTCAGGCAGAGGCTGAGACGTATGGGTGGTTTGCTGGGCTTAACGAGCCGCGTCAGGCCGTTGTAATCTCACTCCTGTTCAATCTAGGCAAGCCGCGCTGGGACAAGTTCAAGAAGGCTCAAGCGGCGATTGAGGCTGGAGACTACGGCGAAGCTGCGGCGCAGATGCTTGACAGCCGCTGGGCTGATCAGGTCGGCAA